CGACGCAAGAATGAAGTCAGAATCATGTCCGAGGCCACCTTGCCGGTTGGACTAGGAAAGACTAGATCATCATGTAAGCCTTGCTGTTTCTCCAGGATTTTCAAGGCTTGGGTACTAAGCGGCACTCTGTGTTGAATGCCGGCTTTCATTCTCTCCCCAGGAATAACCCAAATCTTTTTTTGGAAGTCAATTTCATCCCAGGTAGCTGCGCGTGCTTCACCAGATCGAGCTGCTGTAAGGAGTAGAAACAGTAAGAGTGGCCTCGTCGCTTCACCTGTCGGGTAGCCTTCAACTTGGGCCAAGATGAAGGCTGGAATTGCTCGCCACGGCATGGCTGGTTGATGACCACGTATTCCTTTCTGCGGTGGTAACAGTTTCGTTACAACATCCAGAGGGTTGGCCTGGATAAAATCGTGTGCCCAGCACCATGCCATAACGGCATGGCACCGTTGCTTAATTCTTGATGCTGTTTCTGGCGTTGATAACCAGATAGGCCTCAAAGCATCGGCGAAATGGCTAGGCCGAAGCTGATCAACTGAGACTGAGCCAAGTGCGGGGAAAATGTGAGCGCTTAGTGTATTGATCCATTGCTGCCCATGCTTGACGTTTTTCCAGCTAGGCAACAACTCTTCATAGACTCGCAGTGCTGCCTGCTCAAATGTTGGTAGGGCGGCTGGCTGTATTTCTCTTTCATCTATTGGGTCTCTGCCGATAGCGATCAGTTCTCGTGCAGCAGTGCCTAAGCGAGTGGCTTCGGTGATGCTGACCTCGGGATAGCTGCCCAGCCCTAGTGTTCTTCTTTTGCCTGTGGTTGGGCTAATGTAACGTAGCTTCCACTGTCCATGCCCTTTGGTTTTTAAAGGGTGCAGGCTTAGGCCTGTAATCCCGCCATGTGGATAGGCATTGTCATCTGGTTTGAGAGCCTGAGCTTTGCGGTCAGTAATGGTAGCCATGGTAGCCAATCTGGTAGCCAAAGTTGATTGGCTTTGATGGTACACGGCAAGACGTTGATGGACAATGGGTCTTGTTAAGTGATTGAATATTAAGGTATTGCTTAGACGTTGGTGGATATTGATGGATCTATTTATTGCGGACACCGCTTCCGCCAGAATACAACCCCCGCAAACATCAAGCCTGCATTGAGAAATCAAGCACTGGCAAGGGTTTGCGGGGGTTTTGCTTTGTGGGCTCATTTTTAATTAGTGCGCTTTTACGTGCTTTTACGCGCTTTAATTTGCCCCAAATGCGCCCCAAATGCGCCCCAAATTTTCGAACGCTTAGAAAATGCCACTTTGGCGTGTTACCCACGCCTGCAACGCCGTCAGCTGCTCGGCGTTTTCCCTGCAGGCGAGGTAGTTGGCCGCGACGGTGGCGGCAAGGTCTTGAGCGGGGACGGCGGGCGCATCAGCAGCGCCGGTGGCGTCGGGTGGCTCACCACGGGCGGCGGCGTCGTGGAGCAGGCGGAAACCGCCAGGCAGAGCAGGGGAATCAGCCGGGACATAAACGGGCACCTCCTTGATGATGGTTTCGCCGGCCACGCGCACGGTATGCACGCGGTCGACGTACTTGGTTACCACCTGCACGGTGGCTTCGGCCTGGCGCTGCTTTACGGCGGCCACCGCCACCGCCTGAACGCCTGTAGCGGCATCCCACCGTGCCTGCACCTGGCTGGCACCCTTTACCCAGCCAGTGGCAAACACGGCAGCGGCCAACACCAGCATGGCCAGCCAGCGATACGGGGCGGGAATCAGGGTGCCCATGTCACGCCACCTTGCCGCCAGCAGCCGCGTAGGCGGCCACCAGGTGTTCAAGGCTGTGCTCGTTCTGGCCATAACCCGCGCCAGGCAGGGACGCCCAGCGACTGCGGCACTTACTGATGGCCGCAGCGGCATTGCCCCGCTTGAGATCGTCCAGCGCTTTGCACTCGCGGATGAATTGCAGCGCGATGCGGTCCTGGTTGATCGGGCCGAAGTTCGACAGGCCCAGCTGCTTCTTGTAGTGGTCAAAGTAGCGCGCCAGGGTCTGGTACCGGCCTGCGGCGGTGGACTTGATGCCAAGGCTAGGCAGATCGATCAAGCGGCGCGGGTGGTCGCTGTAGCTGGCAAAGAGGATAGGGCGCTTGGCCGTACTGCCCACCACCACGTTGTAACCATCGTCAGACACGGCCATCAGGTCCTTGCCCAGCTCGGACACGGCCAGCATGTCCAGAAACGCCAGCACGTTGGAGCCGCCGGCTTCTTGTGCGGAAATACGTGCCATGGTTTATTCCCCCGTATTGGGTGCGCCCATTTTCTGGGCCCACACTTTTTCGAACGTGAAGATTGCGCGGCTGCCCATGTGGCCACTGATGCCCACCAGTGCGGCAGACAGCAGCTGAGACACACCAGCCCACTCGCACAAGTAGAAAGTCACCACACCAGCAAAAGCGCTGATGGCCAGCTCGCCGACGATCTCGGCCATGCTGATCTTGCCGTCAGCCTTCGCTCGGCGGATCGCACCCGCCACACCACCCAGCAGCGCCAAAGCGACTACCCAGACGTACGTGAGCAGGCTGTACGACGTAGGGCTTTTGGCTACTTGGGCTGCCTCCTGAATTTCCTGCATACATCCCCCTTGAAATGAAAAACCCCGCCGGAGCGGGGCAGATTGCGGCCGGTGGCGTCATCACCACCAGCCAGGCCTTGGCTGGATACACCGAACGCCGGACAGGCCGCCCGTGCAGGTTGTCGTACACCCAGCCATCCAGCAGCAGCACGGCGTGGTGCCGGCCGTCGTGCAGCACCACGTGCCAGACAACCCCGCCCAGTGCGGCCTGCATGCTGAAAGCGAAGTCCTCGCAGTCGCCAGCGAAGCGGCCAACCTTTGGCGCTTTGCACCAGGCGTCACCGGTATCCGGCACGTAAAAAAACCGCCCATGCAGGGCGGCCAGGTCAGACTGATGCGGCGCCACGGCACAGCCGGCCAGCAGCACCGCTAGGATCACGGGTATTTCATGGGCGGCTCCAATGAGAAAGCCCCGCTTGCGGCGGGGCTTGGGGTGGAAGGTTGGCACCCCGGACCAGGGCGCACACGGCGGCGATACCGGCCAGCCAGGCCGCGACGATCACAGCCACACCTGACGGGGCGTTACCGGCGGCGGCTGGTCCAGCAGCGCCACGGCAGCGGCCACAGCGGTAGGGTCAGCACCGGCAGCGGTGGCGCGGTCGGCAGCACCGGCCAGATCGCCCTGCAAGCGGACGTTGATGTGGTAGAACGGCACGCCCTCGGCATCGGTGACCAGCTCGGGCACGGCATCCGGCGCGGTGTCGGCGGGCAGGTCGCGGTGCAGCTGGCCTATTTCAGCCATGGCCCCCAGCTCGGGCAGCATGTGGCTATCGGCATCAAGCAGGGCCAGTGCCGCCATTGCGGCGATCAGGGCGCCACGGTCAGTGTGACGGAGGTACAGGTCGGTCATCATGCAGCAAGGCCTTTCAGAGAGACCGCGATCAGGTCAGCGTCGGACAGCACTCGGTCGGTGTACTGGACGTTGCGGATGTGGCCATTGAGAAAGCCAGATGTGGCACCACTGCCGAGCACAAGCATTTGTACGCTGGGAAGCTGCACTCCAGCTTGGGCGCCTATCAGCACACCATCCTGCGCGAAGGCAGCTCGACCGCTGGAGACAGTACCCGCCATTTTGTACGCCTGCCCAGCAACAGCACTCGCAGATGTCGAGATAAGCGCCTGCTGGACAGACGCGGCACTAACCCGCACGCGCTGCTGGGCCGGATTGCCCGCCCCCGTCTCAATAAAAATCTCGTTGCCGCCCCCGGCAGTTCGCAAAGCAGCAAACACACCGAAGGAAATCTGCGGCCGGCTGGCCTCCACATACAGCGTGTGCGCGCTATTGCCACGCCACAGGCCGTCGATTACCTGCACCACATCGGCTGCGCGGGTAGCAGCCGCACCACTAGTGGGGATGTGGCTAGTCATGAAGGCACCAGCCTCAACTTGAAATCCCCATGCAAGAAACTCATGCTGCACCGCACCTGCGCCGTAACTGCCGATGTAGAGCGCTGACGAGAAAATATTTGCCGGACCTTTCGCAGCCGTAACCCAAACCCTCAGCCAGCCGTTGCCACACTCCGAGTACCCATAAGCAATGGGCAGCGAGGTATTGCCCGAAAAAGCCTTGGCAACTGCATCAAAAGAAAGCGCACCACCATTGCCAGCGGGCCCGCCAACACCTTCGAAAACAACTGTCGAGTTCTGACCAACGGGCTTGACGAATAGGCTTCGGGTATAAGTACCATCCGGCAGTGCGGATGCAGGAATTCCCAGTCTGGAGCTTACGTTTGGCGTATTTCTCAAGCGCAGCGCGGTCTGGGTTCCTGCTGGCGAATTTGCGTACCCACTATCAACCAATGCCCCGTCTACTGCAGTCGCGGCTGTGGAGTTGAGAATCAGATTCGTCCGCTGCTCTTCAATCAGCAACCCCTTGAAGGCCTTGGTCACAGGGTCATAGTCGAATCGCGGCAGGTTAGCCGCAACGGTCGTGAGGTTGCCAGCGGCGTCGAAAACCGTGCCTGCAGAGGCGCGGGCGACGGTCAGCACCTCAGCCAGCGTTTTTTGCATCATCGGCATGTTATTGCCTCCATTTGAAAACTTGGGCCGCAAAGTCCAGTGCCAGGCTGGCTTCCGGCGCCTGCCATTGGCGGTAGTTGCGGCGGGTGAAGTCCAGCGACAGAGTGGCCTGCGGCGTGCCAGGGCCGCGCTGCTGGCGCTGGCGGCGATCTACGAGAGAGAGACCAAGACCGAGCCGCATATCAGCACAGCCCCACCATGTCGGCCGCACTGGTGCCCGGCAGCACGTGGCTGATGAAGAACGGGCCCAGCATCTGGCCAGACTGCACGTTTTTGAAAGTAAGCTCGGCGCCAGACTCCATACGCACGACAACATCGCCGCCGGTGCCCACGTAAAGCTGGCGAACCGTCTTGGCCAGCTTGTCAGCAGAACCACCGGCAATGCTGATGCCGTGCTCAGACGGCAGCGTGGACGGGAACTGCACAGTAGATGGGTACAAATCAGCCATACGGCCTCCAATGAAAAAGCCCCGCTCAGTGGCGGGGCGTGGGTTACTCGGGCTTGGCCGGCCAGACGATGGCCGACGGGTCGGGCTGTAGCGTTACATCGAGCAGCGCCTGCCGGTAGGCCTGCCACGCCGCCTGCTGATCTGGCGACATCGACAGCCAGCGCGGGGCATTGATGCTGTCCACGTCAGCACGCAGGCGCTCGTCACGCTGGGCACGGACGGCTGCCCACAGCGCAGCATCGATTTCGGGCTGCGGCAGGCGCTCCCAGACATGGCCGGTGGCGTCCCACACGTGCCAGACATCCGGCTGCGCGGGGATATCGACCAGCTGCTTGCTGGCTACATCGACATATTGCGCCCCAGGCGTGGCGGGCACCGGAAGGATGCCCGCGCCGTCCGGCACCTGCTGATGCTCATAGTCGTCATCAGCACAGACGCCAGACCAGTGAATCTGGCCGGTGACCAGGTCATAAACGGTGTATGGCTTCATCAGCCCTCCTATCGTTTAGCCAGCGTGGCCACCAGCGTGGTCCAGCTGCCGGCGTTCGCTGTGTCATCCCAGTTACGCACCTGGACGTTGTAGGTGTGTGTGCCAGCCGGCGGCACGTCGATTACCGTGAAGCTAGTGGCCAGGTCATGCACGTTCTGTGCGCTGGACGTGCTGTCGCGCACCTCGCGCACCAAGCTGCCGTTTCGGAAAAGCCGCACAATGCGGCGCGTGTCGTAGTAGCTGTAGCCGGGCGCACCGTTCATGTTGGTGACTGTGGACACGCTGCAAATCACCGGCTGGCCGGCAGCCTCTGCCGGGATGGTCATGGTCAGACTGCAGCCTGTCGTGCCCTGGGCAGTAGCGGGCAAGGTCACGGCGTTGGCGCCGATCTTCAGCGTATTGACCGCGGCGTCTTTCAGCAGCGGCGTGCCGACATCCCCCTCCAACTGCTGCTGTAGCAGACTGCTGTCTTTGACGGCTGCGGCACTGGCAGTGGCAGCGGCTGAGCGATTACCCCAGCTATCTACCAGCACCAGCTCGTACGACACCACCACGCCCACCGACAGCCCCAGGTGCGTCCACTGGTCGGCTGGGTGTGCCAACGAGACCAGCAGCACCTTGGAGCCGGTACCGACTTTGCCGTATAGCTCGACACCACGAATACCCGCCAGCGCCGGATAGCTCCAGCGCAGTACAACCTGAGCTGGCCCGCCGGTGGCAGCAAAGCCCACCGGACCAGGCGGCGCGGCAGCGGCGGCGCTGATGGTGATGCTGGCCGTGGTGGCCGTCAGCGCGGGCACGCCGCCAAACACCGGCAGCACTGCTACCTCATAAACGGCAGGCTCGGCATCCAGCTGGTAACCGGTGCCAGTGACTGTACGCTCGCGCCACTCGCCGCCAGCACTACGCCAGCGCAACAGGTACTGGCCAGCGCCGGCAGCTGGCGCCCAGCTTGCGGCCAACACCGGCACACGGCGGCCATCGGTGGTGACGCGCGATGTCTCCGACAGCGACAGGTAGCCCACGGCGGGCGTCTTGACGGGGCGCGGCTGCGAGTACACATAGCCGCCTCCCTCTGCCGCGTAGTACTCCGGCAGGTAATCGACTGCAACGAAGCGGAAGCCGTCATCTGTCGGGGCCACGTCGGTGATCTTCACCAACTTGCCGGGCTGCGCGGCAGGGTCGTAGAACCACAGCCAGTCGCAGGGCGCGCCGTCGCCGTCATCCGGTACCGGCAGCGGCGCCAGACCGTCAGACGCGGGGATAAGGTCGCGCAGCTGCAGCCGTGTGCTTTCGCCCTCGCCGGGCTGCACACGGTAAGTGGCATAGCGGCCATCCGGGAAGCGCACGCCGACGTAGCCAGCGGCAGACAGCGGTACAGGCTTGTCCAGCACCAGCGCGCTGCGGCTGCCAGCTACCAGGCGGCCAGAGTGCGACCAGCTCACCATATCGTGGCTGATCATCACCACGTCACCCTTGGTGGCGACCAGGCCTTCCACGTCGGTCTCCCAGCTGATCTTCCGGCGCAGTAGCTGCTGGGCGGCAGCCAGCAAGGCAGCCTCGCGGCCAGCCATGTCCACTGTCGTGCAGCCGACAAAGTCCAACGTCACCGGATTACCCGGGTTAACCACCCCCGGCACCACCTTGCGGACGCTGTCGGCCTCCCAGTTTTTGGCCGCGTTGGCGAAGTTAACGATGATCTCGTCGGCCATCTGGCCGCTGGCGTACGACACGCGGAAAGTACCCGCCACGATGTTGGCCGGTCCGAAGGTGGCCACATAGGGCAGGCTGTCGTCATCCCACACCACGCCGTAGCGACCCGACTGCCACGTCAGTTGGGCGCGGCCACAACGGGCGATCTGCTCTGCCACCGCCTTGATGCTGGCCGCACGGTCCAGCACCATGCTGCAGGTAAGCGCTTTACGATCGCACCAGGCGGCAAACTGCTTGATGCTGTCGATATCGATGCGGCTGTCCGGCAGGCCTGCACCCCAGGCACGGCGGCCACCGATAAAGCGACCGCGCAGGAAGTAGAGCAGCAACCACGCAGGGTTCTGGCTGACCTGGCTCGCCCAAGCACTGCCTGTCCACACGGGCACAGTGTGCTGAGCTACGGCGGACAGCTCGTCCAGCGAGCCATTCAGCTGGCTGCTGGCCTTGATCTTGATGCCCACACGGCGCTGGCCGGTGTAGTCCGCGCCATCAAACTGGTGGCTACGCAACTGGGCCAACGCAAGCTGGCGCTTGTCGCGGGTGGTGTCCACGTCGGCGCTGGTCTTGCGAATACGCACATCGTACTGGCCACGGGCCACGGCGCTGTAGATCGACTGCCGCGTGACGTTGACCGAGTCACCCGTCAGCACAAAGCTGCCGCCCGCAAACGTCAGCCAGGCGCCACTGGTCCCAGTGGCGCGATACTGGATTTCGTACGAAATGGTGCGGTTATCGATGCCGCCATCGTCGCGGGCGTAGTAAGCAACACCTTGGATATCGACGCCGATACCGATACAGTCGGCCGCCGTCGTGCGTGTCACCCAGCCATCTGCCTGGGCGATCTCGCGGCCACTTTCCGTGTCCACGTTACCGAACTCGGCAGGGAGCTTGCCATCGGCGCCGGCGTGATGAATGGTGACGCCTTGGTATGAGCTAAGCAGCGTGTCGCCGATCTTGAGATCGGACAGCTGCAGGTCAGACTGCAGGCCGAAGTGGAAAGCCTGGTACAGATACTGGTCCTGCCCCTCGAAAACCGTATAGGGCTGGCCTGCCATGTCCGGCACGATACGGTGACGGCCCAGCACCAGCGGCATCGGCTCGTACTTGCGAATGCGGTTGCGGGCACCGCTGAGGCTGTAGGTAGGTGACTGCTCTACTGACGAGCCCGCACCGACAGAGCCAACACTCGGCATTGGCGGGGGTAGCACTGCATTCACCAGCATACTGCCGGCGATCATGATGCCCGCCTGCACTGCCAGCGTATTCATCCCTGCAAGGGCGCCCCATTCCAAGCCTGTCAGCGCTCCAGCAAGGGGGGCGGCATAGATCGCAATCGCCACCAGGGCCACGGTGCGCAGCACCTTGCCGGCGCCGCCACTGGTACTACGAACAACTGCGCGCACAAGGACATGATCCCCCTTGCGCAGCCGGTATTTGGCCCAGGCCTCGCCCAGTGACTGGCCATTCACCAGAATAGCGTGCGGGTGGGTATCCACCTCGATCCCAAGACGGCGCAGGTAACCGCCCAGCGTTTCATTGCGTTTCGGCGGCTCGGTGTAGACCTGCCGGCCGTCAGTCGTCAGCGGGTGCGGCAGGTAGGCCGCACGAACCGCTTGTGGCAAGGTCATTTCCATTTGTAAAACCCTTCGATCACGCAATCGTCAACAAAGTGCATGTCACCGCGCTGGCGCAGCGGCCGTCGGATGACCTCGCCAAAGCCATCGTCGGCGTGCAGCACGTACCAGGTGCCGCCGATATCGCACGCCACGCCGATGTGCTGCAGACGGCCACGCGCCAGCATCAGCACAGGGTGGCCATCCAGAGGGCCGGGCACGCGCTCGGCTAAGTCGTCGCGGTGGGCGCGTATCTGCCGGCTGCGGGCAAATGGCTGGCGTGCAGGCACGGCTGGCAGCCACACAGCCATCCCCAGTATGTCTCGCGCTACGGCCTGGGCCAGAGTCCCGCAGTGGGCAATGTCGGGATCGTACTCGCGCCCCATGTAAGCATCAGACCAGTGCGCCATTAGAAGCACCCCGGCGCAGTTTCTGGCCGGTAGCTGATGGCCACGGCCTGCTTGCTCAGAAAATCCACATAGCCAAGCGTGGCGGTTACCGTGGTTTGCGACACCTCGATGCCGGACATGTCCAGCGTGATGTCGTATTCGATGACCGACGCCTGGCTGCGCAGCAGCTGCAGGATGCGGCACTGCGCATCGATACCGCCGCGCGACAGCTCAATCCACTGCACCAGCTCGCGGCCGATGTTGTCGACGGTGAGCTGCGCCTGCGGCACACGGCCATCGCTTTCTTCCGGCAGCTGGATGGTGAAGGCGCACGCGACGAACACAGCACCCAGCGCTGTGATGTCCTGCACGTCGTTCACCACGCGCACCGGCGCGGCCAGGTCGGGGTGGGTGATTTCCAGCAGGGTCAACAGCGGTTCGGCGGCACTGGTGGCGTTCAGATTGCGCCGTGCCGCCTCGGATAAAGTGCGGGGCATATCAGGCTCCAGAAAAGCAGAAGCCCCGCACTGGGCGGGGCTATCCGATCGTTTCGATTGTTGTTGAGCAGGACCACTTATCGCGGCCCCGCGGCTTCATCTCCGGCGGTGAACCGGTGAAGCGCGCCTGCAGCGGCAGGTCTTGGCCGTAGAAACCACTGGCGAAGTCCAGCACCAGCGTAGCCGGGTACGGGAACATATCCAGCGTGAACCAGCCAGAACCACCGGCCAGGTCGTACCGCACCCAGCCATCGAACTTGGCTTTAGCCATGGCACCGTCAATCAACAGTGTGCAGCTGCGCGTGGTAATCGGCAGGCTGCGGGTTGGCCGTTGCTTTGGCAGCCCTCCGTCCGTGTCGGTGCGCTTTACGCCGTAATCAGCTTTCTCACTGTAGGAATCCAGCTCGACCATCACGTAATCGGGCAAAACAGGTAAGGGCATTACATTCTCCCGATTGCCTGGCGGATGGGGCCGCCACGGTTAAGGTCTTCCAGCACCACGCCAATCACCCACTGCTTGCCATCCCACTTGGGCTGGCTGGCGCTGGCACTCACCGGCTGGCTGCTGGCATTTGTCACGTTGACCGAGACAGCTACTGCCTGAGTGCCTTCGCTGCTGGACCGTACGCCCAGCCGGCCAGAGCTATCCCGCGCCAGCGGCATGATGGCCTCCGGGCCCGCTTCGCCAAATAGCGCCATGGGCGCGATGGTGGGGCCTTTGGCTATCGTGTTGGTGAAAGCGCCGCCGTTGGCGAACGCCGTTAGCGGCTGGCCGCCAACAAAAGCGTTGCCATTGGCGCTAGCGAAGAAGCTGCTGATTGCTTGGCCAATACTGGTTGTCTTCGCTGCGTCCAAACTGCCCGCTATCGCTTTCTGCATCTGGATGCGTACGATCTGCTCCACTACCGAGTTGGCAAAGTCTTTCCAGCCTGCTTTGCCAGTCATGAAGAACTGGGTCAGGTTGTCTTCCATGCCCTTGGTGATGGTCCCGAACACCGACTGCACAGCTGCGGCGCCATCGGTAGCGCGGCGGCTGTACTCTTCAATCGAAGAGGACAGCGCGCGCTCAGCACTGCGCTGGGCATCATCAAGTGCTGCCTGGCCTGCGAGGCGTTTTTTAAGAGCAGCCTCGAACTCGGGCGTGCCACGGCGTATGCCTTGGTTTTCCAACTCTTGGGCAGCAATCAGTTCGCGCTTTTGCGCCACACTCATGCCCACTGCCTCAGCTTCGGCGATAATCATCTTGGTGCGCTTTTCGTACTCAGAAAGCGCTTGCTTGTCTTTCAGCTCCTGGTTCATCGCAGATATGCTTTTGACCAGGTCCATGATCTTGGTCTTCTGCTTGTCGTCAAGACCAAAAAGCGCACCATTTTTGTTGTACAGGTCGTACTCAGTGGTCTGCTTGAGCGTATCTGCCATCTGGACGCCATTCTTGCGAACGTAGTCCAGCTGAGCGGCAAGGGCTCCATACTGGCGCGTCAGGTCTATTACCTTTTGCGCCCCCTGCAGGCCAGTGGTGTCGCCAGAACCCTCTGCCTTTGCAGCTTCTATCGCATAGGTGGTCTGGTTGTATTGCTGTCTAGCACCCTCAAAGCTTTTCAGCGCCTTCATCCGATCCAGCAGGTCACCATTGATCGTTGCCTTTTTAAGGGCATCTCCTTGACGCTCCATTTCCGTCTTAGCAGCATCCTGCTGCACCTTCA